TATTTACTTCACCTGTACCCTTTGGTGTAAGGTCAATATCGACGTTGGAATCGCTCCCAAAAGCGCCTAACACAACAGAGTTACCCGTATCACTGTTTGTGACTTCGAGAGCGTTTACGGCAGATGAGGTTGTTTGGAACACAACCATCTCGTTGCCATTTGCGTCAGCTATAAAACCTGCGTCGGCAAACTTTGGCTCCGTTAATGTTTTGCCGCTCAAGGTCTGTGTTGCAGACGCACCAACTAGTTCTTGGTTGCCGCCAGCGGGTAACGTCAGTGTATTCGTTACACCTGCGCTGTGTGCTTGTGCTGTTATCGTTTGACCGTGTGAATTGTTTTCACAGTTTAGAACTATCGCGCCTTGGTTATCATTACCTTTTACAACAACCTTACCCGTGCCATTCGGTGCGAGTTCAATGTCGGCATTCGATGTAGTAACAATATCGTTGCCGTTCATGTCAAGGTTGGCCCCCAATTGCGGAGAACTATCTTGCGATATTTCCGTGAGGGCTGAAGAAGTGGCGAGGCCAGCTACCAAAGTCGACCTTGTAATTTTTTTCAGTCCACCGCCAGATGTGTCCACAGCAAGAAATACATCATCGTTAGCAACTGTAGATATTGCAGAAAGTGAACCGACAGAAACCGACTCGAAGTTTGTACCGTCAGCTACAAGGATGTTGTGCTGAGTGCTGTTACTCAACTGCAAATCAGAAGTTGCAAAGCCGCTACTGTCTAATGCTGCCGCCTGCCATGCGGAACCCGAATAGATTTTTAGCTGCCCACTGCTCGTGTTAAAATAAAGATCTCCTGCAACCAAGCTCGAACTGTTAGACCTAGCTGACGGATCCGAACTCGCCGCACCGTGATATACCAAACTAAATGCCGTAACTGCTGAAGCGTTGGTTGCTGTAGTGGATACTGCCGAAGCTATACCAGCCACACTTGTAATGTTCGAAGCAATTCCTGCAACAGTCGTTATGTTACTCGATATTCCCGCCGTAGTCGTGACGTTTGACGAAATTCCCGCCACAGTATTTATATTGCTTTTTAACGGGTCCGTGTTTACGGCATCGATGTTTGTTTTGTTGCCTGCAACTGCGTTAATATTAGTGGAATTATTTGCCACGGCTGTGACGTTTCCATTTATGCCACTTACAGTTGTGATATTTGTCGCGTTTGCATAAACCCCGTTAATCGCCGCAATATTTGCCGCCAGAGTTGCCAGAGTTCCTGTGTTGACGGCGCTGACAATGTTAGCCAGTGAAGCACCAAGCAATGTTGTTATGACGTTACTGCCATCAACATATATAATGTCTTTACCAACCGGGATCTCAACGCTATCGCCGGAACTGGTCTTGACGTAGACAGTGAACTCACCGCCTGTCGAATTGTGTATGAAATAAAGTTTCTCTACATTGGGTAACACAACATAACTAATACCTGTCAGTGTGCCCGTTAACTTCAGTGTCATATGACGTGCTTCATCACTAACGAAGTTCGTTGTTGAAAGCGTCGTAGTGCCTGACCCTGATATGTCTTTTGTTAAAACACCTGATATAGCTTCTTCTACCAACGCAAAGTTAACGTCAGTTAAAGTTCCCCAAGTGCCATCGTTACCGCCTGATTCTTGGTCTCTAAATCTTAGTGCTGTGGTTGCTGTATCTGCCATATGTTACACCGCCGGAACATTGTCATTTGTGACTTGCTGTCTCGCATAGCGTTTGTTTACGCCAGCCAATGCACGTTCATAAAACTGTGCATACATAGCAGCTGCTTCTGGAAATTTGACGTAAGCAGATGCGTGGCTAAGACAACAATATAATAAAAGTTGATATGCGTTATCGGTTAAGAAATTAGTGGTATTGGATGCAGACAACCGCGACAGTCTCTGGGTAAAACCAATTTCATAGGCGTGTGCTGCAGATGGACTTGGCGCTACTAAAAATTCTGTTGCGTTTAGCTCTCCAAAATATTTTGGTGTGCCTGTAGTACTGGTGCTTGGGTAAAACTCTTTTAAGAAGGTAACTTCCCTGCGCTCCAACTGAACAACTGTCGAACCACTTGTGATCTGGAAATATCGAATACCACGCTCGCCTGTGGGTTTGATAATCGTGTTGTCACCTATCGTCATTTCACCAGACGCAGACGAAAAGAAAGCGTCTTCCGTTACGTCGTCAGCTATTTGATCTTCAGCGTTCTGAATTATCTGATCCAACTGACCTGCAAGCTCTGTCGTATTATTATCAAGCCAGTCCTGTATATCTGTTTTAAGTGTTAAAAATGTCGCCATTAGACTGGATCACTTCCCTGCCCTGATGTTGACGGGAACTCAACTGACAAACTGGTAACAGTACCCACGCTAAAGCCATCCGTTGGTCGTGGATTTTTTAATGATAGATTTTCTTTTATAAATCGTTTTGGTGTTAACTGTGGATGCTTTGCTTCGTAGGCGCGTGGACTTACGCGCAAGCCATTCCACTGGGTCTTGAGCTTGCGATACGGAACCCGCTCCCCTGTGATGTCACAATAACCAAAACTATGTTTACCCGATCCGTGCCGCAAAACCTGTACCCGCTATGTTTGGTGTCAAAAACAGTGACGTGCGTTCTTCGTCTTCTTGGATTGCTCGAAGAACATCCTCGTCGTAGCGCCGTTTAAACAGCGTTGTGCGAGCAGTATCCAGCGTCGGTAACTTCTCCGACAGCATGAATGCAAGTCCCGTAATGACAGCGGGTAAAAACTTAACAGGAACGTCAAGTGTGTTTGTGTAATCGCCCACGTCTTGTATGCGAGTATACTCAAAATAGTTGATTGTGTACACCTTCTCAGGCGTTGGATACAAAAACAACTTTGGGGCATCTCGCTCCCTGTCTAGGTAAAAATGACTGGGTCTGGTCTCGTTAGTCTTATTGGGCATCGCCGCATATTCTGCCTGCGTATACCGCGCAACAGATATTTCAGAGCCTGTCGTTCCATCTGATAAAGCATAGACACCGTAAACATCTAGAACATCACCATCCAGAGTATAGGATGTCTGGGATGCTACAGTAGACAGCGTCTGTTGAGCCTGTTTAAACAGATGAACATCCCTGTTTCCAAGATCCTGCAACAGCAGGTTCAAGGAGCGACGGGCGCTGCGGAGTTGATGACCAGTTGGACTGGAAATTGCGCAACGCTCATACGCTTCTATAATGATTTCGTCTACCGACATATTAAAGGTAGTCGTTCCCGAAACCGCCATAGCGTTAACCCTTCTGTAATTCGAGGATTATCGTATAGGTATCCAAGTTTGTATGACCACGGGTTGTAATTAAAATGTCACCCGTTTTACCTGAACCCGCCGTGTTAGGAAGCCCACCGAAAGCGGAGAAGTCTAGAAATCCTGCTCCGTCAGACGTTAGGCTAATTGCATGGACATTGGTACTGGCATCCCAAAGCAGGTCAACATCCATCCCACTAATGGTCCACCAACACTTCATAATTTTTATATTGGTGGATTTGCTACCGCTCGCCATTGCCTCTAGGGCTGAAGCGTCTACCTTTACAACGGCAGACTCCCCAGACCCATCGGACACATTAGTGAAACGCATAACAGCCAGCCTCTGACCATCTTGGATAGTTGTTGAGGCGACTAGATCTGCCATGAATTAAGCCCTTTTCTTTTTCTTTTTCATCATAGCCATCATCTTCTTTTTTTGTTCAGGGGTCATTTTTTTTGGCGGTCGCCCCTTAGTTCTTCCATATGTACCCTTACCCATTGGCATATTCAGTCTCCTTTTTAAGCGTCAGTTGAAGCAGTTATGTTGGTATTCATACCGACCTGACCATCAGCATTCGCGATAGCAATAGGCTGGAAGAACTGCATGTCTGCTCCAACAAATGCCTCTGTTACATTCGCGGCATCGTCTTGCAGTCTTGCATAGATGTTTGGTCCAACATTGCCCGTTGTAGTTGCAACAGCAGTGAAGGCTACGTCTGCAGCATTACGAGTTCTGATATATGAACCGTTAGCACCACCGTTAATGGTGAGGTTGACAGCAGCTGTGGTTACGTTCTCGATAGCAGCTGTATCAAAGTTGCCGTCGATCCAGAAGTTACGGATCATCGTGTCGTCACCGCCAACTAACTGTAGTGCAGAAGCACCACCAGCAGCAGCCGCACCACGATGTGCCCAGCCGTCAATTAGCATTCTGTCGGCATTTGCATCCGCAACAATGCAGTCAGTCATCTGACCTGTCACATCGCGTGTCTCACAGTTGATCATAGAAAAGTCAGCCGCATTGACATCGATTATACCAGTTAAGGCATCGATACCACCTGTAAATAGAAAATTGGAAATGGTGATGTTTGCCGCATCAACATCCATATCTGCAGTGACAGCTGTTGTGAAATTAATTGTAGGTCTATTGGAGCCGTTGCCTAAACCTATAATAGTGATGCCAGCCACGTCTAGAGCTAAACCAGCTGCAGCAGTGACCTCTTCTGAATGTCCAGCCTTCACCATTATTATATCGGCGTTGTCCGCTTTTGTGCGACCGACCGCATAGTCCAGAGTTGAAAAGGGTCGGTTGTGAGTACCATCGTTAGAGTTGGATCCTGCACCAGAATCAACCCAGTAGATGTCTCCACCATAACCATTAAGAATTGGCATACCTCTTATAGCTACACCAGAAGCAAACCCGTTAGGGTAATTAGATATTGGCATAATATTGCAACCTTTCTGCAATTAGGCGGGGTCTCCCCCAAACTCATTATTGAGCCGCTGAAAAGAAAGGTGGGGGAAAACCCCCACCCATTTAATTAGGCACCGCTTGATGCGTAGACACCGCGAGGATCAGACCAACCAAAGCTATAACGCTCTCTTGATTTGAATTTCATGGTATCGGACTCGAAGTCACCTTCATTCGAAGTGGTAACACCAAGACGCTCAAAGTACTTCAGAGAGTCTGGGCAGTTATTTAGAATGAAGAATGCATCTGTATCAGACAGGAATGCATTGACCTCAACACCTTCGCTGAACATACCCATAGAGTTCAGTGCGTTCAGATCGTTATCTGAAGTAGCAGGTCTTAACTGAGACTTCAGGATACGCTCTGCAACAAACTGTTGCTCAAAAGGTATTAACAACATTCGAGGCGTAATCGCGATTGGTAGACCACGATCATCGACGAAGTTGTTGACAGCAATAACAGCATTTTCAAGTGCAGTTTCCGACAAGTCTACTTGCGTAGAAAATGTATTGGAAAACGTACCGCCAGAAACAAGAGGATGAGAAGTGTTAGCCAAGCTGACACCGTCACCGCCTTTATAGCTGGATGAGAACGCATTGTTAAAGATGTTAGCGGCAGTCACCTGCTTGGTGTGTGCCATTGATCGAGCAAGTGCTTTCGTGTAACGAGTTGAAAGTTGCTCATAAAGGTTGTCTTCCATAGCTTCACTCGATACGGAAAAGCCAAGGGCCACGGTTTGGTGATTAAACCGAGAAGTCCATGCTTCCTGTGCTGTATCGAATGTTACCGATGCACCTTCAGCTTTTGTTGGAGCCGCTCCAAAACCAGACAGTAGAACCTCTTCTTCAAACGCTCTGTCCGAAGAAACCTTTTCAAATAAACGCTCATGTTGGTTGTCGTACCTATCGTACTCCATTCCGAATAAAGCGTGTAGACCGGGCACCAAAGATTTGGCGTGGTCTGACCTTACTATTGCAGCCATTTAATCAGACCTCCCTATATGCCAGCTGTGAACTGTCCGAAGAACGATTCGTTCAACGACACTTCTATCTGGACTTGGCTTCCAGCAGCGGAGCCATAATTGTTATCGGGAAGGGGAAGTGTTCTAATCACTTTCCACCCAGCTTGTGA